CCAACATAGAGGATCCGGTTGAAACGAACCCTCTTATGTCTGTTGGAGTTTCTGCATCACCACCTAAAAAATAGGCGACTTGTTGATGTTTGAATGTTTTGTTGAGTTCAGAGGCAATGACATTTGCAAGATCATCTCTTTCTGTCATTGTATTCTCCTATTTATTTACTGAATAAATCATCAAAAGCATCACCCACATTTGAAGCAACTGCTGCTACAGGTTCTGGTGTAGATTCTGTTTCTGTTTCTTCCTCTGTTTCAGGATTCATGTATCTATCAAGGACTTCTTTTAAATCATCGTAAGAAGGTTCAGTATAAAGCTCATTAATATCAACTTGCGATTCAATCATTGATTTTAATTGTTCTTTATCTTCAGTTAAAGGTGTCATATTTGGTTTAACACGAATTGTAGTTTTACCGTACTGATTACCCGCTTCGGCTGGTGTCATCTTCTCAACAGTTATATCACGACCATTGATAGCGTCTGTAATATCACCGTAATCAGGGTCAGCGATAATTGATAACAATTCTTGATAAACTGTTTTACCAAATCCCCAAAATTTAACACCTTCATTTTCTTGACCTCTTACTACGACAGGAGCATAAGTTCTCATTTTAGGTTCAAGTCTTTTACCTTGAATCCAATCATCTTTTACACCAGTTGATTTTAATTTGGTTGAAAATTCATTGATTGGGTCAGGTCTTCCATATGTAACAGGTGAAACCATCGTTTTGTTTTCAAACTGATAATGAAAGAATAACTCTTGAAAAGGATTGTCTTTATTGAATTTATAAGGCACAATTCTAATCTGAGTTTTACCTGGTTCAGGTTTCCAAAATGATTTTTTTGTTGAAGTTGTTGTTTGTAACTGATTTAATCGGTTTTTTATTGCATTGATATCCATTGAATATCTCCTCGTTATTGTTTATTGTTTATTGTTTATTTTCATTTATATGTTAGAAACATATAACCTTTTTACTACTGACTATAATATATATCGCTTTTGGTATATAAAACAACCTTTTTTTATTTATTTACACCCGCATTGATTTTCGTGTTTACATTCTTTTGTCCATTTTTTTATCGGGCATTCAGCTGTAGCGTAATGAACTTTCACATTCATAAAACACCCACAATGAGTACATCTACCATCTTTTTTATTTGTGTCTGGATTTGTTTCATCGTATTTAAGATTGGGACATTTTAAACAAATATCCCACCTTCGTTGAGCTTCGTCTTGTGTTGATATAACTTGTTTTCCACGAATGAAAGCTTTTAAACCTTTCCAATGGTCAACTGCGATGTTTCTAATCATCTGAGATGCTGGAGGGAGTTTATTTTCTCCCTCTATCATCTTTTCAGTCTTATCAATACATTCAAGCTCTTCCTCAGTAGCTTTTCTTTCTACTGTTGGTTTTGGCTTGATGAGTTTCATTTTTTACTCTTTTTTTTCTTTGGTGGTTTCTTACTAGCTGGTGGTCCTGGTAAACCTTTTGGTTGAGGTTTCACAACAGGTTGTTTAGGTTGAACTGGCTTTATATCATTAGTTTTAACACCTAAATGATTTAATAATCTATCCAATTTCTGTTCTATCACAGATATTCTACCTTCAATAGCGGGATTTGGCGCTCCTGTTGCCCCTTGTTGAGCCTGTCTTTGTTCCATCATTTGCTTTTGTTGTTTCAAACGATTCAACATATCATCAGGTTTTGGTAAATTTGGCATATGGTCATTTTCTTTAACCCATTTTTCATATCCCTCTTTCCAAGTTTTGACTTGTTCTTCATTGTCAAAGTCAGTTGGTGGAGGAGGAGGCGGGCCTTTGGGTTTAGGCGGTTCTGGAATTTCTTCACCTTTTGCCCATTTTTCAATTATATCTTTTTCACGAAATCCACAAATATTGTTACCCGATTCAGCATCTATAAGCCAAGGTGTACCACATTGTTTTTTATATTTTTCTTTTAATTGTTTATTTAACTCTTGGTTATCTTTATCAGCTAAATCCAGTTTAAGAATATCATAACCCGCTTCGTTGAGTTCATCAACTAAAGGTTCTGTTTTCTTACACCAACCACATCCTACTGAATAAAAATAATATAAGGTTGATTCACTCATAACCTATTTCTCCTGTATTGATTTGTTATAACTATATATAAGTATATATTAAAATCCTAAAACATCAAATTTTTATTATTTTAAATATCCTTGTGTTTATTTTATTTAAGCCATCTGCATTAGTGACTAAAATAGAATTCTTGTAATTTTCCCAAGGTACAATTGTATTGGGATCTTTAATTCCGTTGTTCATATTCATCACAACTTCGTTTAATGCATTAATTGTATATAATGTATTTGTGTGTTTTTTTCTATGTAATGAAATTGTATTTTCTATTGCATTGTAATCTACTGCATTTGACACATCAACATTATATGTACAAATTAATTCTTTTGGACTATCTTCATCTTGTAATATGTAGATTTTATCAAATACAATAGGGTAGGTAGCTTTGATTTTATCAACGATACCGTCTAAATAAATTTTTGTTGTGAATGTGGCTAAGAGTTGTGTTTTCATTATTTTTGCGGTCCTACAAAACCAGATAACAACCCACCACCTCTGCTGTCAAATGCTCTAAATTGAAATTTCCATTCTTTAAGATTTTTTGTACCTGTATCAGTTTCAGAATGTAAGCCTTCTTTATCTATTATTTGATGATTATGTTCGATAACAGATAAACCATCTGATGTATTTAAAACAGAAGCCATACTGATAATATTAATAGCTTCACAACCACCGCTCATAAACACTTTTGCATTCTTTGGTCCCATAATTTCTGTTAATTTATCTTCATCAACAACTTCTTTTAATAAAGCTTGAGCTTCTGTATTTATCGCTTCTAATTCTTTTCTTCTTGCTACTAAATCTTTATTTTTATATTTACCTTTATCATTTGTAATCGATTTTCTAATTGAATCCATCTTTTTTTGCATCGTACTTAATTTTTCTCTTAATGCTTCTGGATTTTTTATAGCCCCATCAAGTCCACTTTCCTTTAACATTTTATCAAACTTTGTAGGGTCTTGAATTAAATCATCTCTAACTCCTAATGAATGACCACTATGTCCTACTCTGTTTCTCATATATGTTCTTTTATCTTTATCTGGATGAAATTTTTGATACTGAGCACTTTCACCTGGGAATCCGTAGAATCCGTTGTTTTCACCAAACTTAACAGAAACCGCGGCTATCTTTTCTACAGCACCTGTACCGTCTCTGTCAACTCTTAATTTATCACCTGAAGGGAAAGTTCCATTTGAAGGTAAATAACACTCATCGCCGCCTGCTATCTCAGAATCATATAATGCCATCTCTGCCATATTTTTCATAAGTCCTCTTGCAATATCAGGATCAGCTTCATGCATCTCTCTTGCCATCTGTGAATAAGTTTCTTCTACTAATGCTCTTCTTTGTTCAGGTGTAGTTTTATCAAAATTTTGAGTTATTTCGTTCATTCTAACCTTATGTGTTTCTAAAGCTTTTCTTACACCCGGTGATGCTGTTCCTTGTTTTTCCAAATCTATAAGCACTTCAATAGTTTTATCTAAAGATGTATTCTCAGCTACAGATTGTTGAAAGTATTCTTTAGAATGTTCATTACTAGGTCTTAATAATTTACCATCTTTAGTAGGACCGAATACTTGATGAAATTTTTCATCTAATCTATCATACGGAGGTGTACTGAATATTTTTTGAACACCCGGATCATCTGATTTAACAACAGTAGCTAATTCAGGTTTTGAAGAACCTTGTAATCTATTCATTGCTAGTTTTTGTACATCACCCTTTGCTTTTAAATCAATAAACTTATTTATTACATCACTTACTGCTTTAACTAATAAATTATCTTCACCTAATAACTTTCTACTATTACCTGCTATGAATCCTAAGTATAATTTCTTACCATTTGAATTTTGTGATAATTTATATTCTTTTGTTAGAGCCTCTGCGGCTGCTTGTGTTGGATTTTTTAAAAATTCATTTATATCTTGATGAAACTCTTGGACTTTTTCGGCATCCGCTTTACCTATATATCCTTTAGCAAGAGCGACTTCAGCTTTCTTTAATACACCATGTCTTTCATCATTTACTTTGTTTATAGCGTTTGATGTATCGGCATCAGATTTAACAGGAACTTCTTTCTTATCTTTTTCATCTCCTTTTTTCACATTTTTCACATCTTCAGGACTAGCATTCTTTTTAACCAAATCTTGTGTTTTTTTATTATGTGTTTTTACAACATAAGTATTACCAGTTTTCTTATTTTTTACAATATCATCTTCTTTAATACCTCTAACACTATTCAACATTCTTAATTTTTGTTCTCTGGTCAGATTGAACTTATCTAAAATGCCTTCTAATATAACAACATGATATGGATTATCCTTATTGATGATACCAGTGGGTATAGCGTCTTGCCATGCATTACCTATATCTTCAACAATCTTATCAAATTTCATATTACTTCATCTCCTGATAATTATAACCTTGTTTTAACTTGACTGGATGTCTGTTTCTTTCTAATATTTTTTTCACATTATACAATATGTGTTCCCCATCTTGTTTTGAGAAATCAAATAAAAAACTATCGTATCCATATAATACTAAATCGGTCTTCTTATCTAATAAATATCGTTGTAATTCAATTATCGTTTTTATATTCAATTCAGTTTCATGTGCTTGAATAAGATAATTAAACACTTTATTAGCATTCATTCCTTCTAAATTTTTTGATGCAATTCTTCTATTATAAATATAAGTCTGAACATATTTCTGTGAATTAAATAACTTCCATTGTAAAGAAATAAATTTTCTCACTTTTTTGAAAAAAGGTACTTTATTAGCTATATCATCACTTATACCACCGTATAATATCTTAAATGTTATACCTTTAGATTCATCATAATCAACCCCATACCAACCAGCTAAATACTCATGTACTGAGCCTTCTGGAAACTTATATCCTACTAAATCAGCTATTATCCTCAAATGATAAGCATCATAATCATATTCTACAAACATGTTATTTTCAGGTAGAAATACTTTTCTCTTTTCTGGTTCAAGTGCTGCAAAATTGACTGAACCAAATGAATTACTAGGTCTTCCTGTTGTTGTATTTAGAAAATAATCTGAATATAACTTATTATTTGATATATGTTTTTTTACTCTGTTATCAAATATATCACACACATCATCCGAAACCTTGATACCTTTTCTCTCAATTGAGTAGTAAGCTAATATAGCTTCTCTATTATATAATAAATAGTCATCGAAGTTGATTTTATCTTTATTTTTCCACAGTTGTTCTATCTGTTCAGCTACCTTGTTACAATATTCAAGATGTTTATATATGGGTATTACT